ACGAGCGGGGCGAACAGCAACATCACGTCGTTGACCGGCTTGACGACGCCGCTGAGCGCGGCCCAGGGCGGCACGGGCGAAGCTGGGACGCTGACGGGGGTGCTCTATGGCAATGGCACTTCGGCGCTGACGGTGGCGACGGCGGCGCAGATCGTTTCAGGGATCGGGACGACGGCGGTGGCGAACGCGACGAATGCGGTGACGGCGACGAACCTGTCTGGCGGGTCGGTGAGTGCGACGACGCTGGCGGGGAGCAGCACGGTGACGCTGACGGGGATCAAGGCGGCTACGACGACGAGTTGCTTGCAGATCAGCACGGCGGGCGTGGTGACAAACACTGGGGCGGCCTGCGGAACCGGCACGGGCAGCGGCACGGTAACGAGCGTGACGTTCACGGGCGATGGCACGGTGCTGTCATCGACGCCGAGCGTGGCAGTGACAACCAGCGGGACGTTGACGGCCGCGCTGGCGAATGCGGCGCAGAACAGCGTGCTGGCCGGGCCGGCGACGGGTGGGGCGGGTGCGCCGAGCTACCAGACGGCGCCGACGTTCAGCGCGGCGAACCTGACGAGCTTCCCGGCGAGCCTGGCGACGAGCGGGGCGAACAGCAACATCACGTCGTTGACCGGCTTGACGACGCCGCTGAGCGCGGCCCAGGGCGGCACGGGTGAAGCTGGGACGCTGACGGGGGTGCTCTACGGCAACGGCACGTCGGCGCTGACGGTGGCGACGGCGGCGCAGATTGTGTCGGGGATCGGGGCGACGGCGGTGACGAACGCGACGAACGCGGTCAACGCTACAAATGCGGTGACGGCGACGAACCTGTCTGGCGGATCGGTGAGTGCGACGACGCTGGCGGGAAGCAGCACGGTGACGCTGACGGGCATCGAGGCGGCCTCGACGACGAGTTGCTTGCAGATCTCGACGGCGGGCGTGGTGACAAACACCGGGGCGGCCTGCGGCGGCGGTGGCTCGGGAACGGTGACGAGCGTTGGACTTTCGGCGCCTTCAGCATTTACGATTACCAACTCGCCGGTGACCACGAGCGGGACGTTGACCGAGGCTTGGGCGAATCATAGTTACCTGTCGCTTGGCTATTTGGCTGGCAACTCGGCTTTGAATGACGTCGCCGTGGGAAATAGTGCTTTAAAAGTTGATACAGGCAGCAGCAACACAGGTGTAGGGAATCAAGCCCTGGTTGCCAACACATCTGGAATTGATAACACCTGTGAAGGTACTCAATGCCTAAGTGCCAACATATCGGGTTATGATGAAACCGCCATGGGGTATCAGGCCGGTATAGGTATAACAACAAATCCGGATAATGTTGCCATCGGCTACGCTACGATATACGTAAATAATTCATCCGATGCAGTCGCGGTTGGTTCTCAAGCCGGGTATTCTGACGGCGCCTCGGGTAACGTTGAAGTGGGTTTTCAAGCGCTTTACAATAATGTAAGTGGGTCGGACAATGTCGCGGTTGGTTTCAAGGCGGGTTATAACACCATTTCTGCTGGGACAACGAATTCAATTTTTATAGGAGCGTCGTCAAACCCAAAAAACACGAGCTCGGATACTTCGGAATACGTTATCGGCGCCAGTGCCACAGGGAATGGGAGCTATACATCTACCCTTGGGGGAACCGATCAATCCTATGCAGTCATCAATGGCGGCTACGGTTCATCGATTGCGGCGACGGTGGCGGCAACGGCAGGGGCGGGATCGTCGCCAACCATCGCCTGCGCCACAAGCCACACCTGTTCAGCCTCGGAGGGAACGATCTCGCTGACGACGGGCACCGGCACAGCCACGGGGACGCTGCTGACCATCACCGCGGCAAAGGCGCACGCCAAGTTGCCGAATTGCTTAGCCTCGATTGTGCTGGCAGCCTCACCCTACACCGCCCTAACGAATTACCAGTTTACCTATACCACGAGTGTTTGGACGCTCAATGTGGGCACGGCGCTGACGGCTTCAACCGCCTACAACATCACCTATTCATGCCCTGGATACTAGGAGACGGGAATGGCCGACACATTTGCCGTAACAGTGAATTCGGATGGCAGCGCCACAGTCTCAGTACAATGGGACACTACCGGCACCGGCCTGGGCGCATGGTGCGCGGCCAACAGCACAACCTATGACCTGCCATCCCCGGCTGCCAAAACAGACAGCAACGGCGATGCAGTAGCCGCCACACCTTGGACCAGCGACACAGCTATTGCGGCGGTGCGAGCGCAATCGGATGCAGGAAAAGCAAACTGGGTGGCGGCGCAACTGGCTGCCGGTGAGTGACGTTTTGCAATAAAATCTACCACGAGGATCGAGGGATGAGCGATTTTGTAATCGATGGCACACCGGAGCAACAGTTTGCGGTCATGCGCAGCACGCTGATGAATCACCACTCTGTGCTGGCCGGGAATGGGAAGCCGGGCCTGATTGCAGATGTGGCCACCATGCGCGATGAGCTGATCGAAATCAAAACCTATGGGAAAACATCGGTGATGCTGGCCAAGGTCATCGCTACAATTCTTGGACTTGGTTTCACGGCGGCCACGGTGTACTTCACAACCCTGGAATATCGTCATCGCTCAGAACTGATTGTGCCGAGAATTCACTCGACGAATCATGCAGATCCGGCATATGCTAGGAACAAATTCCCTATCTATGCCGATGCGCAAAGGAGCCAACCATGAGCACAAGCAACACCCCAATTGGAGCGCCGCCGCAGCCATTGCCTACCCCTGGCTCCCCTGGCGGAGATGGGCCTGTGAACTGCAATGCGCCGGAAGATTTTGCGGCGGAAGATGCAGAGGAGAGCGATGAATAGCTTTCCGGTTGCAGACGTGTTGGCGGCTTGCCGGCAATATGGCGGATTTCTGCACGCGCCCGCCGGACTCGATGGCGTGAAGATCTTGACGGCGCTGGCGGCGGCGGAATCGGGCGGCGGCGACGTGAAGGCTGTTGGCCACGACTGCGGACCTCGGCACGAGCCTGCCTACGATGTGGGCGGGAAGGTGTACAAGACAAGTACACTACAGCAGGAGTTGGTAACGCGCCACGGCGCCGCGGCGGCTTGCTCTTATGGACCGTGGCAACTGATGTTTATGAACTATCCCGGCTGCACGCCGGACCAGCTGCTGCACGATTTGCCGGCGCTTATAGAAGGCGCCGTGGATTACTTCAACCGCTACGACATTGGGTGCCGCAAGGCCAAGAATTTGGCCGAGATCGGCGAGGTGTGGAACACGGGCAGCGTGAAGGCGGACCCGGTATACGTGGCCGAACTGCAAGCCGCCTACGATGCGGCGTGAAAGGAACATATGTCAAGTCAACCTACCATTGGCCGTTTTTTGCATTACACCTTAACGGCGGAAGATGCACAAAAAATCAACAGACGACGCACCACGTCAGAGGAGATCATTAGGCGCATCAATAACAACGATGCAGAGATTGGCCTAAGCACAAACTTTCCTGACCAGTGGCCGCTCGGCGCCCAAGCGCACATTGGCAACACCGCATATGAGGGGCAGGTTCTTCCCATGATCGTCACAGCTACATGGCCATATGAGTGGGGAGACACCATTGGCGTCAACGGTCAAGTGTTTCTTGATGGCAACGACACGTATTGGGTGACGAGCGCAAAGGTAGCCGATCAACCGGCTCCTGGCGTTTGTCACTGGCCGCTTCGCGCAGCTTGAAAGGACCGAGAATGGGAATCTCGCTGATGCAAAAACTACGGCTGCTGCGGCAGCTTAACAGCACGGTGGACACCGTGGAGGAAGGAATCAAGATGAAGAACTCGACGAAGATCATTGGCGCAGTCATTGCGCTGCTCACATCGTTGCTGGGCATCCCGTCGGTGCAGGCGGCGGTCACCTCGTTTTTGGGTACGCACCCGGTGGTTTCGGCTGTGATTGCCGCGGTGACAGCGATTTTGGCGTTGCTTCACAACCCCGTGGCCACACCCGGCGCTTCGTCGGCTTCATCCGATCAGGGAGCATCGACGGCGAAGCTGGGCGTGCTGGCGCTGATCTCGCTGCTGCTGGTTTGGCCATGCTCGGCCTGCTCGGCCACAACGGTGGCTCAGGACATTGTGAACTGGACGCCGACCATCGTGAGCGCCGCGACGACGATCGATGCGACGGTGGCAGCCCTGGACCCGGCCAACGCGGGTTTGATCCTTTTGGCCGGAACGACGTTTACGGCGGTGGCAAACCTGGTGGAAGCGCAGGCCAAAACCTATCTGGCCAACCCCAACGCGACGACGCTACAACAGCTACAGGCGCAGGCGACAGCGTTTCAGGGCAATGTGACCACGGCGCTGCTGCAGGCGGCGCGCATCACCAATGCGGCCAGCCAGCAAAAGGTCACCGTGGCCATCAATGCGGCCGTGACCGGCATCAGCGCGATTTTGGCGTTGATTACCACCATCAAGGGGAGCACAATCACCCCAGCCAGTGTGACGACGCCGAAACTGGCGGCACTGGCGCCGTTGATCGACCGCGGGCAGGCTGTGCAGATGGTGGCAACGCACTACGGCATCTCATACGATGCGGCCGCACTGGAGATCGATCGCAACACTGCGCTGCTGATGCGCGCGGGATTCTGATAAGATTTAGGTGCCTTGGCGGCGTCCTGGGTGGTTAGCTTCTCCTTTCTCTAGCCCCTCAGCAACCCCGCCGCCAGGCTTGCTGGATGACTGGGGTGTGTAGGGTGGACCTCCATCTGTAAGCCAACGCCGGGACGCCGGCCTGACGGTCAAGAGGGCCTTGACAGCCCTACCAGCAATCGGTTTGCTGTGCGCATGGTGTCGCGCGAGATGCGCGGACGGGGCCCACGAAATCCCTTGTGAAACACGCACAGCAATTTAAGTTTGCGGTTTGGAGGGTGTGATGGGTCAGGTGGTGACGCAATACAATGTTCCGGCGGTGGGGGGAACTCCGACGATTGTGCGCTGCACGCGCGTGTCGAGCCGGATGAAGATCGAAGAAGATGGCGCCCCGAATGCTGGCGCTTTTCAAGGGTTGGTCATCCAAGAACTGACGCCTCAAGGTTTTGGGCGCAATGCGGTAGGGCCGACGGTGACCATTGCCAAGCCCACGGCTGGAGAGCCTGGAGAACCCTATTGGATCAACGGGTACACTGGCGACCACCCACCCAACACCGTGCCGATCGGCAACGGCGGCAGCGGCGGCCAGCCGGTAGGGCCTGGCGGCCCGGCCACCCTGGGAACCGCGAAAGCTCAGGTTACTTCAGCTGGGCTGGCAACGGTCATCAACGTCACAGAGTGGTACTGAGGCCAATGATGAAGAAACCAATAAGGGATGAACCAAAGGGACCACCGGAAACCTTTGATGTGAAGTGGCCATCTGCCGGCAGCCCACCACCGTCCCTGCCATCTACGGGAGGAACTTCTACGGGAGGTTCTCCGACCTCTACAAAAACGTCGACGGAAGCGACAAAGAACGCTACTGCCACAGCCACAGCCACATCGAACGGGAAGGCCCCGGCAATCGCTATTGCAATGCCGAACGGAACGCCTGAAGACAGAGCCGCGGTACGCAAAAAGTTTGCGGGAATTGCAATGAAGCGCAAAGGATAGGCACCTGAATTGGGGATAATGATGGCGCGGCAAAACCTGATTAGCAACGATTTACCGGCCCGCACGCCGGTCTTGGCCATTGATTTTGACGGAGTGCTGCATAGTTACACCTCTGGCTGGAAGGGTGCTACGACGCTGCCGGACCCGCCAGTGCCGGGCGCCATCGAGTGGCTCGATTCGCTGGTTGAAGATGGTGACTCCGTTTGCACTATGGCGCCGCGTTTTCGCGAGTTTGACGTTTGCATTTTCAGTTCGCGGGCTCGGTACTGGGGTGCGCGGGCGGCAATGAAGCGCTGGCTGGTGAAGTGGGGGTTCCCGAAACACAAGTTGGGAAAAATTCGCTTCCCGCTGCTGAAGCCGCCGTCGCACTTGCTGATTGATGATCGGGCGATGCAGTTTCAAGGGAGTTTCCCTTCAGTGGCGGAGATGCTGGAATTCAAGCCATGGAACCGGAGGCGTTAGGTGAGATTTCCGTGGGTAAGCCGCGCAGAGTTTGAGGCCGCCGAGCATTTGCGTTTGGCGGCGCAACAGATGCTGGCACAGAGCGAAGTGGCGCGCATCAAGGCGGAGGACGCCGCCCGCGAAAAATACGAAGCTGTCTTCGGTCTCTGGCGCAAGACACAGGAGCAGTTGGAGGTCAGCAACGCCGAGCGCAAACTGCTGCTCGACCGGATTGTGCAGATGAGCGGGCAGCCGGCGCTTTATGAAAAGCCGACCGCAGAGGCCAAGAACCGGGAGTCAGGCGAACAGCAAGAAATGCCCAGCCCGAGATCGCGGGTTGGGTTTGACGATGTGCATGAGGCGCTGCGGGCCGCGGTCAAAAACGGAACCTATGGTATTCGCGGGAAGGTGAACTGATGGCTGCAGGGACGAGCTTATTGCCGATGAAAGTCCCTGCCGGGATTGGCCGCTCTGAAGCGAGCGCCGTGGCGGCGACCAGTACCGAAAACCCCACTTTAGGCGCGCCGGCAGATCAGTGGATGCAGCTCGATCTAAGCGAAGACGACATCAACCTCACCGTCAAAATCGTCGGCATGTACAGAAACCAGTGGGGCCCCGACCGGCTGGCGCGGCAGCAGATTTGGCTGAAAAATGTGCTGTTTTATCGGGGCATCCAGGTGATTGACTGGATTGGCGATGAGCAAAACGGCAACTGGGTGGATGCGCTCAGTTGGTATCAGGGTTCGGACAAGGTGCGCGACGGCGAGTCAACGCACCTGCAGCGCTTTTTGCACCCGATGACGCTGTTGCTAGGTCAGACGTTTGTGGGTAACATGAGCCGCGAGGTTCCCAACACCGTGGTGAAGCCGCAGGACGCGCGCATTTTGGCCGACATGACAACGGCGTCGGCGGCGCAGGAGGCCGTGGGCATCATCGAGCGGCGCAACAAGATTCGCCAGATGGTGCGTGGCGAGTTTGAAATGCTCTATTTGTACGGAACCTACTTCAAACAGACCCGCGGAGTGCTCGACGGCAACTGGAGCGGATACGACACCCAGCCGGTCTTTGGTGAGATCAGCGCAGATCAACCTGACCGGATGCGCTGCCTGGGATGCGGCAAGGAGACGCCGGCGGCGGCGTTGAAGATTGACGAGAATGGCGCGCAATGCCCCGGTTGCGGGCAGCAGATGGGCGAAGAGAGCTTTTATCCGGCTGAACCCGGCGCGCCGCGCATGGGCGTAGTGGGGATGCAGAAGATTCCACGGGCGATGGTGAAACAGACCATCCACTCGCCGCTGGAAGTGGATTGCGACCCAATGGCCAACGAACTGGCTGGGACGCCGATTTTGGCTTTTGACTTTGAAATCGACATTGGCGAAGCGCGCATGATGTTCCCGGATGCCTGGGACAAGATCCACGAGGGCGCCGAGGCGTCAACAGCGCAGAACTCCAATTACGACAAGTTGCGGCGTAGCGAGAGCTACGCCATGGGCACGGGCTACACGACGGACACGGACCAGCAGAAGCCGACATACAGCCAGGTCTGGGTGCAGCCGATGGCCTACAATCGCACCGGCGACCGAGAGTATGTGGCGCGCATGATGAAGGCAGCGCCCGATGGCTTGAGGATCACCATGCTTGGCCCGGAAGTTGTGGGTGTGAAAAAGTCGGTGCTGACCAAAGTATGGTCGCTGGGCCGGCTGCACGAGAACCACGGCATCTATTCGCAGAGCATTGCGGAGAACGTGACCAGCTTCAACGAGCGCTTCAACAACGCCATGTACCTCTACGACGATTGGATGATGCGCGCAAGCTGCGGCATGAACCTGATCGACGCGGCGATGATCGACAGCGATAAGTGGAAGGGAAACACGCTGGCTCCCGCCACGGTGATCCCAGTTCCAACGAAGTTTGGCGCCACACAAAAGACGCTGGCCGATGCTTTTTTGCATTTTGAGATCCCGGTGAATCCTGCGCTGGGTATGTATCCGAGCATGTTGCTGAACTTTGCGCAGATGCTGAACGGGCTACCGGCGCAGTTGACGGGTAACGGCACTACGCCGGGCGTGGAGACGTTGGGCGGCCAGCAGATGCAGGCGCAGGCCGGCAGCACGGGCATGGAGCCTTTCTGGGAAAACGTGAAGGAAGAACACGCGCAGGCGGCCCAGAACGCGATTGAATGTTTGACCATGCTGCTGAAGTGCGGCGCGGCACAGGAGATTGCGGAGGTTGTTGAAGATAAAGGTCAACAGTTCCGCACCAATTACGTGAACCTGCAAAAAATGCAGGGCCGCGTGAAGGTCTATCCCGACGAAGACCAGGATCTGCCACAGACGGCGCAGCAGATCCGCGAGAGCTTTACCACGCTGGTGCAGGAACTGACCAAAGGCAATCCGGTAGCGCAGGCGATCTTTGATGTGCCGGTGAATCAGGAGACCATTGGGTCGGTGCTTTACCCGAACATCATCAGCCCGGTCAGCGCGCAGCGCGCCAAGACGCTGGAAGATCTGAACACGCTGCTGGAGCGCACGGCGGAGCCGGTGATGCAGCCGGATGGGTCGATTGGTTCAAAGTTGCCCGTCGAGCCATCGATTTTAGAGAACTTTGAGATTGTGATTCCGACGATTACGGAGTTCTACATTGAGAACGCCGATTTACGGATCAAGAACCCGCTGGGCTACTCGCAGATTGAGCAGTATTTTGGCTTGTGCCAGGACATGCAAGCGCAGCAGGGTGTGCGCAAGGCCGGGCTTGACTTGAAGGTGAAGGCTGCCAGCCAGCCGCCGGACCCGAATGCGCCGGCGCAACAGCAGGCGCTGGGAATGCTGCGGTCGGCCGCCGCCGATATGATTGCACTGTGCGAGCGGCTGGCAGCAATCGATCCCTCGCAAACAGACGGAAGCATTACGGGCCAGGTGGCCGCCGCGGGCAAAGTGATCGACACGGCTGGCAAGGTGGAAACGCAGCTTTTGAAGGCATGAAGGAGAGAAACCGATGGTAGGAGACAATGTGAAATTAGGCGACCGCGTGGTGGACGCGATTGGCAGCGTGGAGTATGAAGCTGTAGCGTTGGGAGAACCACACTTTGTGAAATTAGGCGACCGCGTGGTGTACGCGATTGGCAGCGTGGAGTATGAAGCTATAGCGTTGGGCGAACCACACTTTGGACTGTGCGGCGCGATTCGAGGCGCGACGCTGAGTCTGAACCTCATCTATCTGAACGAGCAGGGGACGCCAGTCAAGATCTACGCTGCGACATTGCTTTCAGCCGCAGGAGATGAAGCGTATCTGAAGAGCGTGGCCCAAGAGGCGGCGTACCGGGAATTGGACTGGAAACTAGCCGACGCGGAAAAGCGCGCCGAGATTGTCGCAGAGAAGTTGGCGCAGGTGAAGGCCAACCCGCGCACCATCGGCTGGCGGCCTGACACCAACAGCGTGGAAGTGGCACAGTTGAAGGCCACAATCGCTTCACTTGAGCAGGATTTCAGTATTTTGAATGAGGCTTTCAGCGGCTACGTGGAAGCTCACCCGCCGGTCGAAGACCAGCCCACGCCGGCTTCGGAAAGCGCAAACGGTATTTTGACTTCCACAGAAACTCAGCCGGTCATTGCGCAAGGTGTTCGCATCGTCGAGATGTTTTGCGACGATGCCACAGCACGTTACGAACTCGGAAGCGCACCAAAAAACGTTCTTTATGGATCGCTTGAAGGTTTTTTGAAGGACCATCCCGAGGCTCAGAACTCGCCAGAATACTTCCCAGTGAAGGTTTTAGTTTACGTTTTGCGCGAGGCCGCCCAGCGCGTGGAGGAAATCAGCGACCAGATATGCCAAACAAGCGCACCGAACGTCACCGACTCTCCCTCAGCGGCTTTGGCGACAACCACGGCGGCGGGTTCTTCGGACAGTGAAGAGCAGAAGACAGTGGACAACCAGCAGAACCAGGCGAGCGCTCCAAGCGTCATCGAGAAGCAAGTGGATGCAACATCCGCGGGTGGGGACGTTAACGCGACAGCCGGCCAAGAGCCTGACACGACAGCGGCGGAGGGCGCCATATCTGACGGCGGCAGCCCAACAAACTGATTGGCGCATCATCTAAAATTGTGCTGTAACGGGCGATGTGAGGGTCTGCACAGCCTTCACATCGCCAGATTTCAGTGGTAGGATATGAAAATTCGTAGGAATGGATTGAGGACGACATGGCATCTCCGGTAATTCCAATTTCATCGGGCGCACCTGCATCCGCCCCGGCTTCTTCAGCGCCGGCCTCGTCGAGCGCGCCCTCGCAAGGCGCCAGCAGCACCCCAAGTTCTACCCCGGCTACGCCTCAGACGCCCGCCACTTCGGCCACGCCGACTGGCGGCGCGGCCGCACCTGGAACTGGAGCGGCTCCCGCTGCGCCGGCAGCCCCGCCAAAGGGGGCTGAGGCGCCAAAGGCTACCGACTTCCCAAACACGACGACTGGGCAGTACGAATTTGCCAAGGCGAACAATGAGTGGTGGCGCGCGCATCCCGATGGCGCGGCCGCTCCGACCGAAAATGCCCAGGCTGCCGATGCCACCGCCACGGAGACCGCCACCGCCACGCAAGCGAATCAGGGTACTGAAGAGCAGATAGCGGATGGCCAAAAACCGCCGCAAGCGGAAGCCGCCCCGGCGACGCCGCGGCAACTCTCTGAATTGATGGAGAAAACGCCGGAGTTTGGCGCGTTCATGGACGCGCATCCCGAGGTTAAAGGCCCAGTCTTTGCTTTGGCGCGCAAGCTGGCGGAGGCGGAGCCGATATTGGCCATTGCGCCGACCGTAGGCGATGCGCAGTTTTTGCAGGAGCAGGCATCGAACCAGGTGGCGCTCAAGACGGCCAGCCTGCGGACGATTTACAACCCTGAGAGCGTGCCTGAGTTTTTGAGCATTTTCGATCAACAGTTTCAGCAGGTGGATGCGCAGGGCAACCCGGTGGTGGACGCTCAGGGTCAGCCGATCTTCGACGCGGACCACGCGGCGGTGGTGGGCGGCCTGGTCAACCGGGAATTGCAGAAGTTTTCTGGGAAATTCAAGACGGAGATCGAGCAACTGACGGCGAAACTGGGCGGCTACTATCCGAATGAGGCTGCAAAGGCGGCCGACCAGAAGCGTCTGGAGAACCTGGAACTGGGAAATCTGGCGCTTCAGGTGCTGGATCAGATTCGGGATGGTTCGATTTTCGAGACGCCCGCGCCGGCGCTGGCCGCCGATGCCACCGAGGAGCAGAAAGCCTGGTTTGCGCAGCAGCAGGCCGATTTGGCGCGGCAACGGCAGGAGCTTGATGATCAGAAGAAGGGCGCCAACAAGGAAGAGCGCACCGCCGCTGCCCAAAAGTTCAACGCCGACGTGCGCGGCGACATGGGTTTGGCCGCCGGCAAGATCATGCAGGAGGCGCTGGAGAGAATTGAAGAATCTGGCGCCTACATCCCAGAGATGTACAAGCAAGAGAAATACCGGGATCAGAACGGAAAGGAATGGAATACGCCGCGGATCTCGGCGGAACTTTTCATCCAATTTGAAAAGGAATTGATGCGGCCAGGCTCGAAAACCCTGCTGGAGATTACCCAGCACGAGCTACTGCCGCGTAACGAGCAGACCCGCAAGATTCGCCAGGAGTATTACCAGCGCAAGGCGGTGGAGATTATTCCAGGGCTGGTTGACAAGGAAGTGGCGCGCATTCAGGCGCTGGTGAAGGTGGACCAGCAGAAGCAAGAAGAGCAATTGAATCGCCGGCGTCAAGCCGCCAACCCCGAGCCATCGACGGGCGGATCGAGCTTGCCGCAGGGCGCCAGCGACGCGCAAATTATGGCGGCGGCTGAAGAAGCCGCCAGCAAACTGCCGGAGTGGGGTAGCGCCAACCCGCGCGACCGGCAGGCAATGCTGATTACGCAGGTTCACAAGTTGAGCAGGAAGAAGTAAGATCAGTACGAACCGAATGAACCGATTCTGGTCCGCGTCACCGTGTATCGCCCTACCGGGGGGCTCAGGCGCAAAAGGACTTCGAAGCGGGTCAATCGAACGCACATCGCAGTAACTTGGCAAGGCAATGGTTGGACAATGCAATCGTCCGCGGAGGGCAATGGCCCTGCGCGCATCATGGCCTGAAACAAGATCACAGGGGTCAGGGATCGGGGATCGGGGATCAGCCTGCGGCTGAAAACTGAAAACTGAAAACTGAAATCTGTCGTCGCCAAGGAGAATTGCGATGGCTGTTCAGGATTTTGGAACTGCAGCGGCCCAAGTGCCGCTGGATTTGCAGATGGTGGCTCGGGATATTGAGCTGACCCAGAACATGGACTCCAAGCTGGAAAGCATGTTTTGGGTGGAGAAGGGGTCCGACGTATCGCTCCAGGAATACCGTCACGGGATTCAGTTCTCGATTGGCGGCCACTCCGGAGGCTGGCAGCCGGACGGTGGCAGTCTGCCGCAGGGCTTTGGCCCTGGGTATTCGCAGTTCATCATCTCGCCTGTGCCGGTCATTTCGGCTTGGACGGCAACGCAGTTGATGAAGTGGATCGCCGAGGGCGGCAAGGATGTGAGCGCGATTGATCCGGTAGCGCGTATGGTCAGCGACGCCAAAACCAAGCACGCGCACAGTCGGGATACTTATCTGCAAGGCTTCAACAATGGCGTGTTGGCCACCGTTGACCCGAGCTATGCCGGCGGCAACATCGTGCCGTTGGCGAACGTCAGTTTTGGCGCCCGTCTGCTGGATGCCTATGAGCGGTATCAGGTGACCGATGCCAACCTGAACGTGATTGGCGTGGTGACCAGCACCGACAAGTTTTCGACCTCGATTGGCGCCGGCGATACGGTGACCATCGACAACGTTCCGGCCGGCCTGGCCGCAGGCTGCAACTTCATTCCCACGGGCGTCACCAGCGGCACTCCGCTGTGGTTGCAGGGCCTGGAATACTTTGTGGACCCCAGCAACACGGGCGATTACGACGGTGTCGACCGGAGTCTGAGCTGGGTACAAGCGCCTGCACTGAATGCCACCAACGGAACGCTGACGTTGGGAACGATCAGCATCTTCAAGGCCCGGCAGCAGCAGGCGCTCGGCACTGCAAGCTGGATGGACGGTGGCGACGACTGCTTCTGGTACACCCACTTTGCCCAGGCCACCTCGGCCGAGACGCTGGGTTTTGCCAAGAGCACTTATTTCATGGAAAATGGCAAGAATGCCAACTATGACATCGGACCGAAGGGCACCGATGAGTGGGTGATCTCCGGCCGCAAGGTGATCTCGGAATCGACCGCCGCGATCGACAAGCTGTATTCGCTGCGCAAGAGTGGGCTACGCGCGGTGCGCTATCCCGGATCGCAGAAGTTTTTGCCGTTTGCCGGAGGCAACACTCTCTGGTGGCCGCGGATGGACCAAAACGGCCGCTGGCTGAGCGAATTTGACATGTACTACCAGGACAGCAGCAACTACTATGGCAAGCTGCCATGGTGGAATGGCGTGATCACCACGCTGGGCATTGAACCGGGATTTGCGGACGCGGTGTAGCGCTGCGATGCGCCGATGAAGGTAGTCAACCGGGCGGAGCGACGATGCAATGAAGGGTCGTCGCTCTGGCCTGAAACCAATGAAGAAACTTGGTGAGACAATGGCAAGGCTGAAGATTGGACAGATTTGGAACAACTTGCGGCTGATCTTTGAAAACTGGCGTGTGATATTGGCGCTTCTCCCTACGCTGGCGGACGATGTAAGTGCAGGATATGAAGAGCGTCGTTTTCAAATGGAAGTGAAATCAGAAAAAACCCGGTTAGGGGCGACCCCGGTTTGCACAGTGCTGAACTTTACGGACATCCCGTTGCGCATGGATGGAATTTTGAAACGATATTCTTTGCCAGCGCGAAAAGAGGTTCCGTTTGAAAAAAGATTTCAATGCAGGTGGAGCGGCCAAACATTTGAAGCATCCATGTTGAGGATTGATGCGCCACTGATCTACGGGAAAGCAGTTGGAGCAACCAGGATCGGAGCCCCCGATGAGGCTGTCGTGCATCGCATGGCCGTAAGTCTGACGCCAGCAGAGATTGGCGGAGCTATTTTGGAGAAATTCAACCGGAAATGTCTTTTTCCAACCGTGCAACTTCGAAGAAATGATGCCAGGGTTTTGTCTGGTGTGATTGCTTTTATTGGCGAATCCGATTCCTTTCAAAATCATTTGAGTGGAGGAAACTTAAAGATTCCAGTCAGAAACGGACCGGAATTGGGTTATTGTTCGGTGTATGAAGTTTCAGCCGATAGGTTCATGCAAACGCAAATGCTGGCATTTGGTGAACCCGACGATGTGGGTTTGACTATTGTCGCCGCGGACGCGAAAGCCAAACAGGACGGAAACCATGCAATCCTCTGAGCGCGCATTGCTCGACATTCCGATGGCGTTGGTGAAGGAGATCACCCGTTTTGGTGGGTTGAATCCATTTGGCAAGCCGCTGTGGAGGGTTGTGCTGGCAGAGCATGTGCTAGAGCAACGCTTTGGGCAAATGCGGCACATGCCGCAATTGTGCGCTGACGACGTTGAACCTGTTCCGGAGGTGGAACCCGAGGCCTGGAGCGCTGGCGAGATGTGGCTGCCAAAGTATGACGGCCAGGGATACTGTTTGGAGCGGTGGTTCCCGGCAAATGTCTGGGGCAGTCAGGTTGATTGGGAAAACATTACCAGCCAGGATGAGGTGACTCGCTTGCTGGGTGAGTTCCCGCGACATGGCGAATACCAGATGGTCAATGACAGCTTTGAAAAGGAATTGCACGGCGCCGATTTTTGGAAGACAGAGATCTTGAAGTGGATGCGGCAAATGGACGCGATGACCGGCAACGAAGCGGCCAGGCTGAGCAGGCATCTTTATCTGGCGCGCGTGCGGGAAGAACGGCGGGCAGAACAGTACGCCGAGGATGTAAACCGAATTCATCGGGGAATCGTTGACCCGATGCTGGCGACCATCGGCGCCACCGCACAGCGGGTGCGAGATGGGCTGATGAGCGATATGGGAATGAACAGTCACTTGTCGGCGGGATGATGCTGGCAGGGAACGGGAACAAGGATCTGAGGGACCAACCCCAGAACCACCACTGAATAGATGGAGAATAGGCATGGCAACGGCGGCGCTGGGGTATCAAGGCACGACTGCAATCGATAACTCAGAAGTGGGTGAGGCGCAGAGGCTTTTTGCTCAGGAAGCGCGAGCAAAATACGAAGAGTTGATGGAGACCGGCCAGGTGGAACCCTTCACCGTGGTCAATTTCAATCCCGTCGAGATTGGATTGCAAGGGCTGCTGAAGCAGTACAAGGTTCCTTCGCCTTCAGACGTGCGACTGCCTCCCGATGTGTCTCGCATTCGTTTGCCCTACGACGGCAAAGACCGCGTGGGGCACCTGTGGACGTGCCGCTTTCCCAAGATATATGGCGGAATGATCGGCGCCAAGGGAGTGGGAAACCCAGGCGAGGTCGTTCCACAGCAGCAGGTGAAGTATCTTTTGCCGATTGCAATTGCCTACTCATTTCTGGAGCATTTTTCACCACTCTTCATGGCCCCGGCCGGCGTGGTGCTGCCACCGACCCCGAAAGACGCTCGGCGGATTTACGGGCTGCTGGTATTCAAGGGCGACGTACACACGCTGGAGCGCGAGTTGGCGAAGGAAGACCCCGCCAAGCAGATCATCGAGGTTCCAATTGCGCATTATCGGATGATCGGCAAAGAAGCGCTGAAGACCTATCGCACGACGAAGGTCAACCTGCAGGAGTACATCGAGCGCATGTTTGCGGGCCAAAAGCGTTTTGCCGACGCCACCATCAGCCGTGCGCAGCAGAGGTGGAGTGAGGATCAAAGCATTCGGGAAATCAGCGAGAATGATCGGGTATGGTATCGCTGGGCGATCCACCTGGGCTATGCCCCGCAACCGAAATCTGGCGAGAAAAGCTGGTTGAACCAGATGCTTTCGCTGACCGGCGCGGAGACGGAGGCAAAGGCCGACAGCCGGTTGCGGAAGTGCCAGAGTTGCAAAAAGCTGGAGCCCGAGCCCGACACGCCGTTCTGCAGTTGCGGTTCGCCGGTGAACACGTTTACCACGTACATGGCGGGTTATCCCATGGCCGATGCGTGGTTGATGAGCTTGCGCGGCGAAGAACGCGAGGTGGCGCTGGCCGAGCGCAAACTCCGTTTGCAAGGGTTCGAGGAGCAGGGACCGGAGAACAGCAGTCAGGAGCCGGAAAAGCCCGAGGAGTCCCCCGCCGGTCACACGCGAGGTTCGTACAAGAAGTCCCGCGGAGCGAAGATCGACCCCAACGAGGAAATCCCCGCGGCGGAAACGACGGCATTGCCAGGAGAAGAGTAGTACAGTTGTCTGTAAAGGTCTGTGGCGCTGGCAGGGATGCCAGCGCCACAGACTGTTCAGATGGCGACGCTACAAGTCGGAGTAAACGGTGAACACGTATTTTGATGTGAAAGAGACGGTGCGATCGATCATCGGAGACGATGATCCGAACGGATGGCTGAAAGAGGGCTATCTTGGGCCAAAGATCAACTTTGCCTATCGCCGTCAGACGCTTTACATCAAGCGCTCGACTGGGACGAACCTGGAACAGATGGTGGAGATCCCGAACGCAATGGACTCCGACGTAAACCCGACAAACCAGGGGTTGACCTCACTGGCCGTTTATCAGCAAAAGGAAAAACCGCTTTACGGGATGTACGAGCCACTGTACATCTGGTGGAAGCTGGCCGGCAGCCGGGAGCGCAGCTACCGCGAAGCGCGCGAGGTGAAGACGATTTTGCCAGGTATGGCGGTGCCAGGGGCCTACTCGGGAGGCGGGTTCTTTGGCGGCGGCATGAACTGGTGCTGGCGCGGCAACCAACTGTTTGTGACGCCGATGAATAACCGCATCGACATTTTGGTTGACGGCCGGTTCAACCCTCCAGCGCTGGTGAAGGACGAAGATGTGCTGGTGGTAGACCCCGACATGGAGGTCTGTTTGACGGCGGGCACAATTCCACTGATCGGCGTGGAAGCGGGCAACCCAAGCTATCAGGCCATGCTGGCGGAGTGCGAGGCCGCGGCGGACGACATTGTGGCCAAGATTGTGCTCCAAAAGCAGGGTGTGACCGCGCGGGCCGGATCGAACGCGCAGCGCGCGCGCGGCTGCGGGTGGAACTGGTGGTGATCGGCGCAAAACGCCGCAGCCGACAGCAGACAGCCGATAGTTGATGTAGCGAAGGCAAGACCCTGGCCGGACAAATCAACTTTAAGGAGAGCATCATGAGTCTGGGATTGACGTTGTTACAGACGAGTCCGGCCACCAATCCGGATCGGAACATCGTGAAGGTCAACTTCTCCGGGATCTATCCGGCGGGGGGTGACCTGATACCGCTGACAAACATTGCAGACCCGCAAGTGCTGGTGCAGGTTCCGCTCAACAACCCGACACAGGCGCCGCCGCCCGTGACGCCGTACATTTTGAACGAGTGGCTGGACGGCTACTATGGGCAGATCCAGCGCGTGGTAACCGGCAGCGGATTGGCCGCGCAGACGAACTTCTATCTGCGGATGTTCAATCCTGGAGGAGTTGAATTTGCCGCCAACACGCCCTATTCGAACGCCTCGGTATTACCCACCCCCTCCCCGGTTGCAACACAGTTGGGGGTGGCCGCGGCCTTTGCGGTGCTGGCCTCGGCGGGCATCACCAACAGCGGGAATACGGTTGTCACCGGCGGCAACATCGGATCGTATGCCACGGCGACCGAGACGGGTTTCCCACCCGGCGTTTTGACCGCGCCGGCAGCGGTGAATAATGCAGGCGCACAGGCCGCGCAGACCGCGCTGACGGCTGCGATCACGTATTATCAGGGATTGACCGCCACGCTCTCTGGCTTGAGCAACCTCAGCACCGGCGGCAACGGGTCGAGCGCTTCGACATATACGCCCGGCGTTTATGTGGGCTCGGCTGGTTTGACGATGCCTACCGGCATCATCTTGGATGCGCAGGGCAACCCCAACGCCACGTTTGTGTTTGTGGCCGGATCAACCATCGACCTGGCCAGCGGGCAGACGATTGCTTTGGTCAACGGCGCCCAGGCTGCGAATGTCGTTTTTGTGGCTGGGAGCGCCTTCACGTCTGTGGCGACCTCTACCGTGAATGGCAACATTCTGGCGGTAAGTGGAATAACCTTGGGCGGCGGCGTGCTGAATGGCCGCGCCTTGGCAACCACGGGTCCAGTCACCATTTCGGCTGCCACGGCTATCACGGTTCCAGCGTTGGCGAACTCCGGCAGCGGGGTCAGCCCCATTTTGAATGGCGAGATGACCCTGGAAATTCTCTGCCCGACGGTGCATCAGTAGAAACAGTTGTCAGTGATCAGTTGTCAGTGATCAGTTGAACCGAGCAAAGCCTCCCTGAGTTGAGATTTCCTGCGGTGCGCGTAACGGCGCGAAATAACTGAGGGAAAATCAAGATAAGACTCACAGCAAACTGGCCGCATTTTGACTGATCACTGATAGTTGAAAACTGACCACTGTGAGCGGAGCGAACCAATGCCGCAATGGTCTGGCACGGCGATACAGATCAGCCGTATGCTGGGGCAGGTGGATCAGGATGACCCTACCAACCTGCCCGCCGGCTGCGCCGCGGTCTGCAAAAACACGGACTTCACGCGCGACTCGACCGGCTCCAGCCTGGCCGCCACGACGCGCGCGGGGAATAACCTGATTTGTCAAGGATTGCCTTCGCCGGGTACGGGCCTGTGGGACTTTCAGTATGAGCCGGAATTTGCCGGTGATCCATTTTTTCAGCAGCTTTTGCGTTTTAGCATGACGGGCACGCTGGAGCGTGAATACCCGGTGGGAACTGGCCGGATGCAGCCGGTTCCTGTCGGCATGTTTACGCCGCCCGCGAACAGCCACAAGATCGACACTCAAACATCGAATCTGGTTTTTTCAGCCTATTCCAGCGCGCTGTTTGCGACGGGCGCGGCGCCGCTGACCACACCGTCAGCGGGATGCTCGGTCTACAATCCAAAAACGCTCAAATACGATCCGCTGGGTATGAAGCCCTTTGGCTGGTATTGGCTGCCGACAACGATTGTCTATGCGCAGGAAGTTGCTTGCCCATCGATTTCGAACAGCGGACAGCAGGGCAACGGTCATACCTATCAGGCGCAGAACCTGGGTTATACCGGACCAAATGAACCGGCATGGCCTGTTGATACCACGGTTGTGGCGGGATCGGCCCAACGATCGCGCGCAGAGGGCGCGGAAGTCACAGAAGCGCTCTCCGCAGCGCAGATTGCCGCTGGTCTGACGCCTGTGACGTGGAAAGAGCAGACAATGGTCATCGCCGACCGCATTCCGTTTCCGCCGGCGCCCGTGCTCACATTGGTAGGTGGTGGAGCGTTTGCTGCCGATCGAACCATCTACGTTTTGCTGACCTTCGTGAATGGCATGGGCGAGACGGTGGCGGGGATTGTGGCATCGATCAGCACCACAGGATCTGGGCAGGGAGTGCAGGTCAGTGTGCCTGCGCTGGCTGCGCTGGCCGGATGGCTTTCAGATTTGGTATCTCCGTATGCAATTACCGGAGTGAATATCTACGAAGCAGACGTGGCATTTGGCGCTTCATCTCCGGCTCAATCATCTTATTTGCAAGCGGCAACCGATGTGCCGCTTGGGACAAATCACACGATCACGGGAACCGCCGCGGGAACCACAATTCCAACTTTGAACTCCGCGCGCATCACGCCGGGGCAATTGCCCACGCCAATTACTGAAGCGGTGATTGCGCGCGTGCCAGCGGGCAGCACAGTGCCGGTGCCAGGCGCGCCCACTCTGGAACTTGCGAGTGGCGGAGATTTCTCAACCAATCAGACCGTTTACGTTTTGTTGACTCTGACCAATTCATATGGTGAGACAACTGCCGGATCTATATCGAATATTACAACGGTCGCGGCAGGTCAGGCCGTGGAGCTTTCGCTGGCCAGCAGTTATGGCACGACTGTAACCGGTGTGAATGTCTACGTGAAATCGGTTTCTTATGGCTCGACACCGCCCACGAGCGACCAATTTCAACTTTATGGCAGGTACGCACTGGGTTCGACTGTGATTATCACATCTTTTCCGTCGAGTGGCACCTACCCACCCAAGACGAACACAGCCACTTTGCCACAGGGTAGTTTCCCAGCTGGCCGCGATGTCTGGGTGCGACTCAGCTACTCGAATTCAATTGGTGAAACGCCGCTTGGACCTTCTAACTCGATTATCGATACGGTGGCCAACGACGCGGTGGAAGTAACGCTCTCCGCGGTGGTAAATTATCCGCAGATTTCCATTATCAACGTGTATGAAGCGGATGTGGCCAATGGAGCAACGGAACCTCCCATCAATGCTTATGCAAAGGTCGGCGCTTATAACGTGACCGACATTTTATTTATTTTGAAAACGGCGACCGGAAGCTCTCCGGTGACCGTAAATGGAACCGGCCCAGGCGGCAACATTGTTGCAGACACGGCCGACGGTGGGATCAACGGAACGCAGGGATACCGCTTTGCGGTGCCAGCTTGGATGAACCGCAACGAGACGATTTCAGGGTTTACGCCGGCAGCGGTATCTCAGTATATTGTGGATGAAGATGGCTGGGAAATATGTGTTTTTAAAGTCGCAACCGGGCCACAGAACATCATCGGCAGACTAATCAATTGGACTGTGGCTGATGGCACGCAAGATGGCCCCTTTGCCTGGATTGGTCTGGTCGATCTCCAGGTTCCAACGCAAAACCAGATCTATCCGAACAGCTTTCAATCGGATAGCATCACCATCATTCCAACGGTTTTTTTGGACAATGCAACAACCTCGGGAACCTTCAACTTCACCGACGAATACTTGACCGGAGAAATCGATGCGGGAACCGAGGGAAATAACACCACCGACAGGTTGACGCTGATGGCTCCGCCCGCCGGTGTGCGCGTGGATTACCTGATGACGTGCAACCGGGTGAGCATCTGCGGGGTTCCTGGTTACACCAGCGGGCCGGTGATCTCGCTGGCTGGAGATTATGAGAGCTTCGACGCCTCGACCAGCGCGCTGCCCATCACAACCAATTCCGGAGAGAACTGCTGGGGGTTGTTGGAATATCGGAATCAGATTTACGCGATGCGGGAGCGTTCAGGGATAGTTTTGACGCCGGGCGTTGGGGCGCCGTCAAGCTGGGACGCCAAAGCGCGCTGGAGCGGCGATCAAGGAAATGGAGTGGGGCCTTGCGGGCCGCGCGCATTTGCGCAAAACGGGCAATTCATCGGCTTTGTGCATCGGACAGGGTTTTATAAGTTCGATGAGACCACGCCGGACCTGATGACCAAGGAGATTCCGCGGGAGTGGGGCACGATCAACTGGGCGGCCGCCACCACGATCTCTGTGGCGATTGACGACGACACGCACACGGTGCGCATCCAGGCCCCGGTGGGCAACTCGATGGTTCCCAATAAGGAATTTTGCCTCAGTTATTTGGAAGGCTGGCTGAACCCAATCCATTTTTCGACTTTTGCGCAGAAAGAGATCTCGCAAGAGGCCAGCCGCCGCTGGAGCTTTAACGACGTTTCCGCCTACATCTGCAAGCGCATCTATCGAACCGTACCGAACCCTCCGCCGCTGCCGCTGAGCGCGGACGGGCTTTCGCAGACGACATCGGATTTTTACGTGTCGCAACTGGCCTATACGAGCACGGATGAGAGCGGCACGGTGAATGCGCGCACGCCGGGGCGCTTCAACGATAACGGAGCTGGAATCGACTGGGTCTATGAGACGACCTCTACCCAGGCGATGCAAAAGCCCTGCAAGCCCGAGGGGGTAGTAACCAGTTGCGTTGGCAATGGCCCCATCAATGTAAGTTTTTTGGCCGGACGGCTTTCGATGACCGACAACAGCGGCCCGAAGCGTGTTTTGCGCTGCCAGCCGATGGATCTGGACCCAAAAGGGCCGGTTGATTACACTCGCAAGCCGGATCGAGCAACGGATGAATACTGGCGGGTGCGCTACGACAACGGCAAACAGCCAGATGTTTGGGCTAGTCTGAAAAAGGCAGCGGTCTACATCATCCCGGTGAAGATGGCGCGCGGAGGCTTGGAAGGGAAATGAGCGAACAGAAATCAGATCTGAAAAGCAATCAACCTGTTTTGTGGGACCAGTTTTTGGAATGGTTCAAAGCAGAGCATCCAGGCGACTGGTCTCGCAGAAATCAGATGCCGGAGTGGAAGGCATTCCAGGCAGGGGCGATTGCGGCGCTGTTGGTGGAAGCTGATTATTCGAAGCGGAGCGAAAGATGAGCAACACGTCGCCACAATACTATGACTTGATTGAAAGCGCGATCGCTGGCAACAAAAACGACTTAAGGACGTTGCTGCAGCAGCTAAGCTCGAATGACACGAAGTCGCAAAACGCCTTGGGAATCGCAAGCTCGACAAAGACCAGCAATGCGGCTATTCCCCCAAAGTCGTCTTTAAGCGTGAGCGGGGGAAATGGTGTTTATTCTGTAAATGTAACTCCGGCAGAAACAAGCGGCGCCGGAACGATCTACCATAAGATTGAATCTTCTCCGGTGAAGGGATTCACGAGTGGAGTTCAGCAGGAGGCTTTGACCACAGCCAATAACGTGACGATCAACAGAACCGATCAGAAACTTTTTTTTAGGGTGAGTTCAAGTTATAACAAAAAGGTTTTCAATGAACCGACATTGCACGGACAAAGCGCTGTGAGTTCCGGGTTGGTGTCGAGCGCGGCAACCAACAATGGCGGAGCTTTTAATCAGACGAATTTTGCCACGGTGAGCAGCAACTTGGCGGGTTCAAGCCCATACATTCAAGTATCTGGAAGCGGTGGAAGCCTGAGCAACGCAGCCGCCGTAAAAGGCAGCACGCAAAGCGTTCTACCTGGAGCCACGCTTCTGAATGTGACTGGGGGCAGTAAGCAGTTTGTAACTTATAACGGATCGAATTACACACTGCACTCGACACTGGCCGATGCCTTGGACGATGGAGAGGTTCCAGTTGGAGCAGTGACCGTGGGCAGTGGCGTCTCTGGTGGAGGCGGCGCCGATGGCGGTAACGGTGGCCGGATGACGAACGTTTAAGGAGAAGCACAATGGCATGGGAAATTGAAGGTCATCCCAACGGAACAGTTGACAAAGCGCATGGGATGCACCACTTTTTTTTTATCGATCGCAACAGCTCTTCTTTGGAGGGTGCGCCGGCGCGCTATCAACTGAGCATCCAACTGGGCACGGGAGCCGATGGAGAAAGTTGTCCGCACTGCGGCCAAGCGATAACGAGAGCATGGAAACTGGATGCGGAAGGGGTGCTGCGCGACGCCGACGGTAAAGAGGTGATCCCGCGGGAAGAGGCAAACAAAATATTGACGCAACTGTCAGGCCACCACGAGCGAATGGATAAACATGCCCAACGGCATGGGGCTCAGGTCGTAAAGGTTTCTGCAAAATGAGGATCGTTCGCAACATGGAGCCCGGAGACCTGGTGACGCTGTGGCAGATTGCCGCGGCGCAGAACCGGCGCGACGGAACGAAGTATCCGTTTCCGCCGGTCTTCAATCTGGCCGAGGGAACGCCTGGATTTGCGCAATTGCTTCAGAATGTGCCGTTGGCGCTGACAACCGAACGGGATGGACGAGTGCGGAGCGGCACGGTGTTTTTGCGTACCATCGAGGCGATGCACTTTGGCGGCGGTCGAGAGGATATGGAGTTTGATGCCGGGCACATCCCTTTAGCCTTCGATATGTTGCGCCGAATGGGATACGATGATGTACATATATTTGTGCCGCCTCAGCGCGTGTCTGACGAACACCGCCAACGGCTTGAAAGCTATGGCTTGACCCGGCTCGACCAAGGATTGGCCCATTTTTTCAGAATGCTGTGAACCAGGAGCGGACCATGAGCCGAGGGCAGGAAAATCAAGTTTTTAACACCTCAACCTCGCAAAACGCGACGGCGGCGAACAATGCGCAGCAGAGTTACAACTCTGCCCAGGGCGACATCAGCAATTATGAAAACCAGCTTTCACAGTTTGCCGCGGCGAACCCTTACGGCCAAGGTGGTCAATTGCAAACCGCACAGAACCAGGCCACAGCTAACACCGCGGATGCGGCGAGCCAGGCGGCCAATCAACAGATGCAGTCGCAGGCGGTGCGGACCGGCCAGAATGCCTCAGGCGGCATTGCCGCCGGGCAGGCAGCGAACGAGGCCAACACGCGCAACCTGATGCAGCAGCAGGCGCAGAATAACGCCAGCCGCATCAGTTCTGGGGCGGATTATAACAAGTCGGTTTTGAGCGCCAGCGAAGAGCCGGCCAAAATGGAATCAACCCTGAACAGTCAGGAATTGGGAGCGCAAACTGGATCTCTCAACACCGCACAGGGCGCCGCGCAAACCCCTGATTTTGAGGATGAACTGACAAGTGGTTTGATGAGCGCAGGAACGGCATTTGCAGGTGGGGCTGGAGCCAAGTTCTGCTGGATTGCCGCAGAGCTTTTTGGTGGTTGGGAGAATCCGAGAACGATTTTGGTTCGGCTATGGCTGCAAGTCTCGTTTACGCAGCGATGGTATGGTCCAGCGTTGCTGGCAGCTTACGCGCGCTGGGGCGAGCGCACCGCCGAGGAAATCAAAACCTGCCGGTGGAAGCGTTGGATCTTTCAAAGGCTTTTTGACTTCTTTCTGGAGCAAGCTGAGCTTTGGCTGAACACAAAGGAAGGTCGCCAAGCGGCCCGTGCAAGAAATCTCTGGTTACGCGCGGAATCGCCGTATCGTTTGAATCTGGAGGCCGAGAATGTCGGATAGCAGCGATTGGGTTGACCCAAAAGAACTCGGCGGCCTGAGCCAGAGCGGGAACATTCTGGAGAAGATGGGCTACGATCCCGACGAAGTTCGGATGCGGCCCGAGTTGCGCGCGAAATTGATGGAGCAGTTGAGTTCCCCCTACGGAGCCGCTGGCATGGCGCCGGCGGGTGGGCCCATGACTGCCCAGCCGGGCATGGGCGCAAACTCATCTCTGCGAGAGAATGCTCCGCAATTGGCGGCCATGCAGCCGCGGCCACAAGCGATGCAGGCGGCTGGTTCGGCGTCAGCAGGTTCGCCGATGGCAACGCAGATGGGCGCGCAGACCACCACCCAGTCGACACCGGTACTACCATCTGTTACACCGCGCACCGCGGCGCAACCTGGCCCAACGCAGCAAACGCCGCCCGCGCCGGGCGCACAGCGACCGATGACGCAATCAAGCCCGGCACCACAGGCAGCACCGATGCCGCAGACAACCGGCGCGACCAGCGCCCAAGTCGCGCCGGCGCGCGCCGGCGGCAGCGGCGCAGCGCAATATGACAACAATGCGGACCAGGCGCTGCGGAAAGCCATGGGGTTGGGTGAGAGTGCCGAGCAGATGGCGAAAGACCTCGGCTCGACAACGGGGCCAGAGACTGCCGATCTGGAGGCTCAGCGCGCGAAAGACGCAATGCCGACTCCGTACCGCGACCCCGACACGGGAAAGGTTTTGGACTCCGCCAAAAAGGCGGGCTACAAGCCGGGAATTGGGACCGAGATTTTGCGCGGTCTGCGCGGCGGCGTGGTGGGGTTGATGACGGGCGGCATCCCAGGCGCGGTGGTAGGCGCGATCGAGCCGCAAGATATTCGCGGCGGGACGGCTTACGGCGCGCCGGATCGGGCCTATCAGGCAACTGAAGCCACGCGCACGGCGCGGCTGGGCTCTGAGGACCAGCAGTTGCAGAACGTGCGCGATCAATTCAAGGCTATGATCGAGAGCAAAGGAAAGGCCGCCGGAGAAATGCGCCAAGGCCAGGAAGCGTTCACCAACATCGCGAAAGAGTCTGCGGCATTGCAAAATGCTGAGACAAACGTAAGTAAAAACCAAACGCAATTACGAAAAGCAGGTTACAAAACTGATGGGCAAGGAAACATCGCTCCTCTTGATCGCTCAGAGATGAGCCCGGAACAGTTGACACAAATGGATTTGCATAGCGCATTACAAGAACAAGCGGAAGCCAGAGCTGCCTTGGCGCGCGCTCAGAATGATCCCAACAGTCCCGCTTTTAAACTTGCATCGCAACGAGCTGCAACTGCAAATGCAAACGCCGGAGCGGCTATCGAGAGAGCGCAGGCTTATGCGTTGAATGCTACTGGAGCAAATTTTGGAACAGACACCGCCGGAAATCCCTTGCAAGGTTCGACAGTGGTAGGGAATAAACCGGTTGGTAGTAAATTCCAAGCAACAGTTCAAAATCAGCAGGGACGTGTGGCCCAGTTTAACGATGTTTTGGGAGCTACGGATAACCTGGAGAACACTGCCCGGCGTTTAGTCAACACGCGCGGCAAAGGAGCGATCAGTAGCACAAAGGTGGCAGCCGCATTGGCGGAGCCGATTGGAACTTTTGGAAAATGGGTTCAAGGTCAGGTTGCAAATGGGATGATGAGCCCCGAAGAGCGCGATTATGTGACGAATTTGCGCGCCTTCCGAGAGAACTTGCAGGCGTTGCGCAAATCGGCTGGCGGCGGAGTTTCTGATTCTCAGGTAGATCGATTGATGGAAATGGCCCCCGGTGCTGCAACACCAGATCTGGATTACTTGCTAAGGCAAACGGGACAAATCCGAGCGACTGCAAATCGTCTTTCAAAAGGGATTCCGAACGTTACAGGCGGAAATCAAGTTCAAGGCTCCGAACGCGGCGCGCAGCCGGCGGCCACGAGCGGCGGAGACAACTGGTTTACGCAGCATCCGAAGGCTAAGTAAATGGCGAATAACACAAAATCGACTGCAATTCCGATCCTGGCTCCGGATGGTCAGGTCTATATGATCCCTCCGGAACAAGTGGCTGAGGCTCACCTGCATGGCGGCAAGATCGCTTTGCGGGTCGAGGCCCCGAGCGGCGATCAGCATTGGATTCCGGTGGATCAGGCAGTCGAAGCCCAGGCGCATGGCGGCCGTTTTGTTCAGAACGACGGCAGCGAGTATCCCGCCGGCCAGGAACCGGTCATCACCGGGGCCAATGCCAACGGTCAGGCTATTTGGGGCACTGGACCAAAGTATTTGGGCCGCGACGAGGCCGGGTATCCAATCTATCAGCACACACCGGAGCCGCCAGGATTTTTAGAGAGCGCAGGCGATGCCATTATGGGAGCAGTGAAAGGCATCCCAGCGCTTTTTGATCCGCGTGCAAATGAATTCGAGCGAACACATCCGGCTTGGAACACGCCGCTGGCTGCGGCTGGCGGACCTCTGACGCGGTTGATTGAGCCTCAGGTGCAGATGGAGCAGCAAGCGGAGGAAGAAGCTCGCCTGGCGGCGCAGGGAGGTCCGGACGCTGTCGCGCACGGATTGGAGGCCGCCCGGCACACGGTGGGCGCGGCTGTGCCGATGGTTGGCCCCTGGGTGGTGGGCACGGAAGACGAGATGGCGCAGCAGGCCGGGGCGGGGAACTATGCCGGCGCAGCGGGCACGGCGGTTGGGAACCTGGCAGTGGCTGGAGCTACCGAGGCGGCTCCCAAAGTTCTAAGTGCGTTCAAAGAGGCTGGAAAGGGAAGATTGCAGGAGATGCGCGCCAAGCGCGCGGACCTCGACAGACCGATTGTGCCTGGGCAGCTCTCGCCGATGGATCGATGGAGAGCAGCAAACGATATGGGTGTCAATCTGGATGCCGCGCAGGCCTCCACCGCGCGCGGGGCAACGACGGGAGGGGCAAAGACCGCAACCGAAAAGTCTCTGTTTGGAGCGCGACATTTTGAGAACAACAACACGGCCAATGTGCAGGCACTGCATGAGCAAGCGGCCAAAATAGCCAGCGACGCGCATCCCCAGACGATGGGACGCGAGCAGTTTGGCAGTTTGGTTCACGATCGTCTGGCCGCGCATCGGGATGCGCTGGCCGATGTGCCGGGGCAGACGAAGGCTGCGCAGGATCTGCTGGACTCGATCCACCTAGAGCAGCAGACAGGTGAGGAGTTTGGTGCGGCGGCGCAGGATGCGCTGAACAAGCATCAAAAGCACATGTATACACGCGCCGCGCAGAAACTGACCGATGCGCTGGGATCGAAGGATGCAAAGGTCGATTTGAAGGGGGTGCAGGAGACTGCGGACGAAATTTTAGATGGGGAGTTCGATTACTACAAAGACAACCCCGAATCGCTCAAAATGCCAGGAATCCGCACCACGCTTGAACAGATTCTTCCCAAGGCCAGCCCAGAGATGAGGGAGCGGTGGAACGCGCAGTTTTCCCCGGAAAAAGCGCCTGGGCAGGCGGCGTTCAGCGGGGATAAGAGTGCCGCCGCACCGCAGGCGCCGGTAAGTTCTCCGGCCAATGTGGCCAAGCTGCGCAGCGACCTAATGAATCAGTATCGCTCGCCTGATATTGTAGGCAGCCGGGCTGAGGGCTGGCTGAAACAGATGGTTGAGTCGCTTGACAACTCCCTGACCAATCCGCGCAACGAAGAGGGCATGAGCCATGGACAGATTTCAAAGTTTCGAGCAGGAAATGCAGATTGGGAGCGGATGAAGTCGATGTACGACAACCCGCAAAGCCCATTTTTCTCTGTTTTGCGCAATCCGGAAACAAAGACCGTTGCCAAAACTCTGGAAAATCTTAAGCCGGTGGCAGCGCGTCAGTTCCGTGAGGCGATGGCCGACCTGGACGAACAGCGGCTGGCGGAAAAGCCCGATCTAAAAGCCGGAGACAGGCGGCAATATCGCAGTTTGGTCGATCAGCAGCAGCGGCAGTTCGTGGGGCATTTGATGGACCCCACCGATAGCGGATCGATTGATCTGCCGGGATTCAAAACGCGAGCTGGGAAGGTGAATCAGGAAACCGCAACCGAGTTGCTTGGATCTGATCGGCTGGCCGCCGTAAACGATCTAGCAGAAAAAGCTATGAGGCCTACGGTGTACGACAAGCCTGGCGCACTGAAAAACATTTTGGCGACAGACGCCGATGGCACAAAAGCTGCCGACGCCATTTTTACTCCCAGCACCGGAGCGATGAAATTGACGCCGGAAGAAGTGCGCACATTGGCGCAGGCCGACCCCGATCTGATTCCGATGCTGCGGCGTCAGGCAATCGAGCGGCAGTTTGATCCGCCGGGGAATGGAACTGTGGATCTGCGCAACTTTGCTACACGGTTCAACCGAGCCGAAAAGGAGCGTTTGAGCGCTGTGCTGACTCCGGAGCAGGCCAATAACCTGGACGATCTGGCGCAGGTCTCACGGACGGTCAACTTGCCTTCGAACCCGAGCAACACAGCAACGGTTCTGCAGCCCGCAACCGAAGCGCGCAACATTTTGGAGGGTGCGTCCAAAGGCATTCCGGCACTGGTAGGCAGCGGTGGCGCCGCAGTTGGGGCCGCTGCCGGTGGCCCGGTTGGCGCTGCAATTGGGGCGGTGGCCGGCCCAATCGCCACATCGTTGGCACAAGGGGCAATTGCCAAGCATCTGGTAAATCCAGAGGCTACGGCTGCGCTCATGGAACATCCCGAACCTGTGCCGCTGAGCACAGCGCTCGCAAAAAAGTTTCCAGAGGCGGCCGAGGCGGTTGGCCAATTGAAAGCTGGAGACGTAGCCGGCGGTGTGGGCACCGCAGCGCGCGCGGCAGCCGAGGGGGCGATCAAAGGGGGCATGAAGGCGGCGCCGGTGGCGGCACAGGCGCAGATGCCGCAACAGCAGGAACCTGACCAGCGCGAAGGCGTGTCAACGCCGCCTGGCGGCGGCGTTATCGGCGATGTGACGCGCAGCGAGCCTAATGAGGTTCACAATCCGGTTGAAGAAGCCGAGGTCATGCGGCAATTGAACCCTGGTCGCGCTGAAATTTTGCCGCCAGAGCCAGTGAATCAAAACGGCGGCGTGGCTGCCCTGCGGGATTCGTCTGGAAAGATGATCTATCGGAACTCAACGCCCGGCGACCAGACGCAAAAGCCGTCTCTAACAGCGCCCGCCGGCGCTACCCACGAGGTGTTGCACCCAGATGGATCGGTGTTGGGGCACGTGGTGGACGGGCAATATGTCCCCTTGTCCCCAACAGGAGAATAGGCGGCGCCGCGACTGCCGATCTTGAGCTGCTATCTCTGATCTGAAGCGAGAGAGCGCACAAAAAAGAGCAGAAGAGACACGCTGATGAAGATGAGAGGGTAAGCGCAGATGGCAACACCAGTCGCCCAGACAAGGCCAACGACAAAGGGAAGCGCGAGAAGCGAAACGGGGATGTAGACAAAAAGCTGATTGGCGAGGGATTTGGAAAAGTGCTCTACGATACCGATGAGCAGAAAGAACAAGCAAACGGCTGCAAAGAGAATGCCGACGATGCTGAGAAAGAGGGACATGGGGTGAGCCTCCAGTGTTGCAGGATTAGTATAACAGGAAAGATGGAGATCTATGACGATGGCCACCGCTTTATCTTCACCCGCTGCGCCCGAATGGCTTAATCTGCCGAAGAATTTGCCGGCTGGCGCGTTGTTGCGCTTGCTGACGCCGCCGAAGGGAATTCCGGCCGGGGCGATGCTGCGAGAGCTGCCGGCGAACGGCGGCCAACGGTCCGCTAAAACTACGGGCAAAGTGCTGAGCCACCCGGCCGGAAAAGTGACTGCGATCGATGAAGAGACAGGGCTGCCGATTGTGCGGCGCGACGCTGGGCACACGCCAGATTTGGGAACTTACGCGGACCTGTATGTGCCTAAAAACAGCCGCGCGGGGCGCGGAGAGAAGCCATCTGGAACGACCGCGGAGGCTGCACAGAGGCCGGTGGAGCAGGGGAGCAACGACGCGGCGGCGATCCGAAACTCAGCGAAGCTACAGCAGCCGGTTTTGGAGGCTATGGCCGGAGCGGTGGTTTCCGCAGTGCCTGGGGCCAAGCTGGAGGGATCGCGGGTAAAGTCCGCTGAGTCGCAGCAGACGAAAACGGAGCGTGGCAAGCCTCCAGAAACCAACATCGATAATTTGGGAGCGCGGATTTCGGCGAACTCACGTTCGGCGCTTGAGCGGCTCCGAGAGCATATCGAGACGCGGCTGCCGGTGGAGCGGAAAGAGAAAATCGATTCAAATGGCTTGAATATGGATCAGTATGCCGTGCGCACAGGCGGCGCGGGAGCGGCAAATCAAGTTTCTGAGATCCAGGTGGGTACGAAGGCTCAGGTCGAGGCGCTGAAACAGACGGAGCCGCTCTACGAAAAGCAGAAGAAGGCGGAAGCGCGGGGCGACACGGCGGAGGCCTCGCGGCTGAGTGCGGAGATTACCGCCGTGCATAAAGAGGCCACGCGAGATCGGTTCAGGGCTGCGGCGGCGCATAAAAACGAGGTCAAAACGCATAAAAATGAGACGAAACCGCCTGCCGGTGAGACGAAATACAAGTTTGGCAATACCCAGGCGAATATCCCCGACGGGTCGGATGCGGCCGAGGCCCTGGATACGTTTCGCGACAAGATTCCAGACGAGCACCTGGCCGGGGATGGCAAGGATGTCGGCGACGTCGGAAACCATGTGACAGTGCGGTATGGGATTCGTGGCGACAATACAGATGGCATCCGCAAGTTCATTGAAGCGCAAAAGACGTTCACTGCGCGGCTGGGCAAGACGGACGTATTTTCGCCTACGCCGTATTCAAATGGTGCGGCGGTGGTACATGCTCAGGTGCAGTCGCCTGAACTTGAGCGAATGAACGATGGAATTCAGAAGCATGGAGATTTTGAGCCGTCGAGTTTTGACAGCTACAAACCTCACGCAACGATCGCCTACATTGATCCGCAGCGCGCGGAAGAATACAAGGGCCGCGGCGAGATGGAGGGCTCGGAGTTTCCGGTAGATACGATCTCAATCATTGACCGAAACGGTGGGCAAACCGATGTACGAATGAAAGGAGGTAGCGATGCCCTACAAGAGCCAGGCGCAAGCGACGCGCGCAGAAATCAAGGATCGGTTTCGTTCGGCAGTGGCGCATCGCAGATCGCGCTGAAGCCAGGCGAAGTGGTCAAGTTTGCCGATGGCCGGGCCGGGGTGGTGCGCTACTTCAATCCAGCCAATGGGCAGCCGGCGCGGGCGCGGGTGCGGCTGGCGGATGGCAAGATCGCGAACAATGTTCGCCCGGAAGAACTGACGAGGGTGACTGTGCCCGAGGTGGACTCTGAAAGTAGCTGGTATGGCAGCGACCTCGACGGAACCCTGGCTGAATATCACGGTTTTGAGGGGTTGGAAAAGATTGGGGATCCGATTGGCGTTGACAATCCTGACAGTGCGTTGAGCACGGTGAAGCGGTGGATCGCCGAGGGCAAGGACGTGCGCATTTTGAGCGCAAAGATTTCGGATGATCCTAAAGGCGAAGGCCGATCCGCGATTGAGGCATGGACTCAGCAATTTATAGGCAAAGCGCTTCCCGTGACAGACCGGAAAGATGCGAAAATGGTAAAGTTGCTTGACGACCGCGCTGTGCAGGCGCAAGAGAACACCGGAAAGCTCATCGGTGGTCTTAAGGCGCTGCGCGACGCCGGCGCAGCACACAGGCAAGGCGAGAAGGGAAGGTAGAACAATGATGTTTGGCAGACGGCAAGGCGAAATTCTGTTTCGGCCTGTGGTTGGGGTCGAATTGCTGCTGGCGGGTGATCCGCCGAAGCACAAGGCGATGCACCCTTTCTTTGCGGAGACAGCACGCGAGAGGTGGCTTAACGATTTACAGTTTGCTCGTGATGGCGACAAAGGCGATGCGTTCAAAACAATGTACACGGGCGAATGGGCCACCGAGCCAGAGCCATTGTGGCTTAACGGTTTACAGTTCGATCGTGGTGGCGACAAAGGCGATAAGACGACCTATGTCGGCATTGATCGCGCGTCAATGAAGGGCATTGACTTGGGCAATCCTATTTCAGCAGATCCGCACCCACGCACGCTGTACGGATGCAGCCCTAAAGTGGATTTTCTTTATGGTTCATCCGGCGGCGGCAAGACTGCGCGGCTCGATGATTACTACCGAGATAAATTCGGAGGATATGCGCCCCCGCGCCCGACATTCCAAGCTCAAGTGCTGCCCCCGTCTCATAACTGCAAACTGTGAACTGAGAATTGTTTTACGGGAAGGCCCGGCAATGCCCAGGAAAGGCCCACACATCGAAGAAGAGCCGCTGACGCGCGAACAGGAGAAGTTCGCCACGCTTTTTCGCAAGTACCGCGATATTTACAAGGCCGCTGAAAAGGCCGGCATCGCAAAAAATGCCGCGGTGCGCACCTTTCATCTGATTCAGGTGCAAGAGGAGATCGAGCGGCAAGACGACATTGTGCGCCACGAGCGCGCTCGGCAGCAGGTGGAGACTGAAAACCTGACGAACGCTTTTTTGGATGGAGAACTGATCAAGGTCATCAAAGAAGAAAAAGGGTCGCTGAAGAAAGAGGCGATCCAACTGGGCTACATTGTGACTGGGCGCATTCAGGCCGGGGCAACCAAGTTGCTGGAGCCGGCTGGCAACGGGATCGTGACGAACACCGCGCCGTTTTACCAGGCGTTTATCCCCGTGGGCGTTGCCGCGGCGCCGATCATCCCAGCGGAGCAAGAGGCGGAGGTTGGAGGCCAGAGTTCAGAAGATTCTTCATCAGCTGAAAGCTCCCATTCATCAGGTCCAACATCTGTCTTGGCGCAAGAACAGCCGGTCAGCGAACCAGATAATTCGGTAGACGCCGAGACAATACGCCAGCGAGTTAGGAAACTGACAAACCAGCCCGCGCCAGCGTTGGCTCCGGCTTCTTCACCAAGCCGTAAGGCGGGAAAGTTGCAGATTGGATGACATATTTAAACGCATTTTTTCCTTGGTTTGGCGATAAACCTTCATCTATGGGTGGGCTGTGATCACCGCGCACATTCCGACGCTGGCCTGGGCGCCGCCGTCGCCTGCGATGCTGATTGAGCCGGCGAACCTCACCATCCCACGCAACTTTCCTGCCTGGGTGCCACCACCGCCCGGCGTTGACCCGTGCTGGTGGCCTCTTCCATCCCCTCTTGGCGATTCACCGCAGCAGGCGGCACTGTGTTCGCTGGCGGAGATGCTGCTGTTCGGCGGCCAGAGCGGAGGTGGCAAGCGTTTAGACCTCGATACGCCGCTTGCAACGTCACGAGGATGGACGACAGTTCGCGAAGTAAAAGTGGGCGATACTCTTTTCGATGAGACGGGCCACCCGACTCAAGTAACCTATATCAGTCCAATTGAGATAGGTGATTCCTATCGGTTAACTTTCGACGATGGCTCGGAACTGGTGGCCGATCGGGAGCATCGGTGGTTTACGGCAACTGTTGCCGAGCGTTACGCTCAAGCAACGCGGACAGAAGAAAGAAAAGCGCACCGGCGCGCCAAACGTCCGAGCCGCGCGATTGACAATCCTCGAAAGCCTGGTGTTCAAGCCAGCGTGACAATGCTCAATCGTGATCGCAAGTATATTTATGAAGAGCCGCCACGCGGACAGATTCGAAACACGCTGGAAATCCTCCAAACATTACGCGTGAAGCGCGATGCCGCCAATCATTCGATTAGGGTCGCAGAGGCTTTGGAAACCAGCGAAATCAAACTTCCCTTGCCGCCCTACACATTGGGAGTTTGGCTTGGAGATGGAAGTCATGACAGCGGGCGCTATACATCTGAGGATGCCGAGATCGCGGACTATATTCGCGCTGATGGATTCAAAGTAGTCCACCACCCAAGTCACAAGCACAGTTGGGGTATTTGGAAGTGGAAGACTCTTGCGCGCGAGCATGGTCTCCTCTTCCACAAGCATATCCCGGCGATCTATTTGCGCGCTTCGAAAGAACAGCGACTTGCATTGCTGCAGGGCTTGATGGATACAGATGGCGACTGCGGACTAGATGGCAAAGCCGAATTCACGTCCACCAATCGCGAGTTAGCTGATGGTGTTTATGCTCTTGCGTTGGGGTTGGGACTAAAAGCCACGATGCGCGAGGGCCGCGCTACACTCTATGGGCGAGATTGCGGCCCAAAGTGGCGTGTGAGTTGGACGGATTCTTTGCAAGTTTTTAGACTGAAACGAAAGTCCTGCCGGATCAAGAGCAAGATACGAGGGTGCCAGAGATGGCGGTTTATTGTTTCAGTCGAGAAGGTTCTAGACCGTCCAATGCGCTGCATTGCGGTGGATTCGCCTACGCATTTATACCTGGCTGGTCGGCAACTGATTCCGACTCATAACACCGACTTTCTGGTGGGCGATGCGGTGCAGGAATACTACATTCCCACATTCCGCGGCCTGCTGCTGCGCGAAAGCCTCGGTGAGATGGATCAGATTGCCGACCGCTTGGAGAAGCTCTGTCTGTCGGTAGGAGCGCAGTACAAACAGCGCTCGGGTGGCGGCCAGTGGGAGTTTCCCATTTTTGACGAGCAAACGCGCAAGGCGGTGCGCTCGAAGGGCGGCGCGCGCATTCGGTTTGGCTACCTGGCACAAGACAAAGATCTGGGCCGCTACCGCGGCAATCTCCGCAGTTGGGTCGGAATCGACGAAAGTGGATTGCAGCCGGAGCGCCGGGTGCGTTCGATCCTTCCCTGGCTGGCGCCCACCGATCCAAGGTTGCGGGGCAGGATGCGGTTGACTTCAAACCCTGGCGGTGTGGGGCATGGCTGGCAGATGGCTGTGTTTCTTCGCAATAAATGCCCACTGCATTTTCCGGCGACCGAACGAGACAACGACCCGAATTCCTCGGTTTGGTCAGGGCGCGTGTACCAAGGATCAAGTTGGAAGTGGCCTCCGTCGCGGGCCGAATTGGTCCACATGACCACAGCCTTCTTTCCGGCTGCGGTGACCGACAACCCGCTTTATGGCGCGGGCAAGGTCAACAAACTGCTTTCGCAGACGCCAGAGATCCAGATGCAACTGCTCCATGGGTGCTGGTGTAACGCGGCGAGCCTTTACTTTGGGTTTATGCGGCCCGAATGGATGGTCCCTTACCCATCGATCAACGATCAGTGGTGGTGGAACCACTTCATCAGCATCGATTTTGGCTTTGGCAGCTCGGCGGCGGCCGCCGGGCGGTTTAGCGTGGACGAGAATGGCCGCATCTACGGGACCGGAGAGATTGTCGAGCGCAAGATGGGCGCGGTGGATTTTGCCAAGAAAATCTGCGAGACCTGGCTTAAACCGAAAATGGGCGAGGAACGGCCGCGTTACCTTTTTGTGTGCATGGACTCCGCCATGGATCAGCACCACGACACCGGCAAGAGCAATTTTGAGCAGATGGCTGAAGTATTTCAGGAGTACGGTCTGCCAGCGATTTACGGGCACAAGAACCCGGCAGACAATGCTCAGGTGCTATACACCGGATTGAGCAACTTTCACATTGTGCTGACCACGGCAATGCGCAAGACCTTCAACTCAGTGCAAACGCGGGTGATCGACGACCGTCACGCGGTGAAGAAGATCCATGGGGACGAACTGGACGATCTCTACGATATGTTGGCCTACGCTTATAACACCTGGGTGATGGAGAGCGTCAAGCCCGACTATTTGAAGCTGCAGGACATCTTGGAAAAGATGCGTTCAGCGGGCGCCGACGCTACCGCGATCGCGCGGCGTAGCCTGGTGGAGATGGCAAAACTGAAAAAGAAAGAACAGACACGGGCGAAGGGGTTGCCGCTGCGTCGGTAGAAATATGGCGCCGTTACAGTGGATCTGCGGCGGCGCCATAGGATGCATGATCGGTGAGTTTTGCGGTTACAAGGAAACGGCTTCTGTGACCATATTTTCCAATGGTGCGGGCGGTGGTTCAGGAGCATAGCTTCCGACGTGGAAAGATGCGCTGGTTCCATTGTTGCTGTTACCGTTTGAGTCGGCAGGACTCGCATACGACGAGCCGCTGACTGACACGTTGACGAGAGGGCCAGAGGCGCGATCAAGAGCGTCCATGGCGTGATTGATTTCAATGGCAGCATTGCGCAATTCATTCTGCACCTGTTGCTTTCCACCTGATAGTGAGATGCTCCAAGACATTGGCTTCCTCCCGTTAGAGAGTTTAGCATAACCCCTCAGATCCTTGCCGGGTTGGTAAAGTCGAAGGGTGCTTGTGGGTTGCACCACGCAACATCCTCTGGATTTCTGGTCAATCCGGTCTCGGTCCAACTGTGAGCAATTTGAACAATGGCTCTATATCGATCAAGTTGTTCCTCAATCGTTTCAAAGGCCTCAGGCGGGAGATCGGCGGCGCGGACGTTTGACCGGAGCGTGAGGGCGCGGGAAGCGTCAATAACGGGTTTCGTCAAACGCGGGTGATCCGAAAAGCTAACATCCCGCTCCCGAGCCGAGATAGCGCGCAAACAAGGAGAACAATATCTGCTCCCAAAAGCACTCGGGGAACCGCAAGCACGGCAGGGGAAAGCCGTGGGGCATAGAGTTGGGATCGACATGACCATGGCAAACCTCCTCGGGTAAAATCGTATCACAGTTTGAATTGAAACTATGAAATTTCGTAGATTCGCATCAAAAAACAAAGCCAACAAATTCTTTCAGACCTTTGCTATTTATTTCGCAAAACTTTTTCTTTGAGTTTGATAAGGCCAATAACAAGTTTTGCTTGCGTAGGCGTGAAGTCTTGGCGATGCGGCCAATTTTTCAAAACAATGGCTTTGATCTCTTCTGGAGGCCAGTGTGTTTTCTCGTAGACTTCAAGAATGAGTTCTGCAAGTTTCATTTGCGCACCTCATATGCTCTCAATTTGCGATAAAAGGTTGAATGACCGATGCCCAGCGCCGCGCACGCGCTGTAACTGTTCTTTCCAAATATTTTACGAGCATTTAAGATCGCTTCTTTTTCAAGCTCTGCAAGGCTGCGAATCTCAATCTCGCAGAACGTTTCCGGCTCCGGCTCGGGTTCGGGCGCAGTCACCGCGTGAATCAGTAGAGGTGAAGATTCCAGTGCATCGATGAGACGGCTTAGCCGCTGCACCTGGCTGCGCAAAAAGATGACATCCTGCTCTATCTGCTCGGGCGTCATGCTTGTTCCCGCTCGAAGCTGATCGCCCACACCCAAGGATTTGTGACCCAATCTAACCCACGCTTGGAGTTGATGGAATCCCACAATTCTCGGAAACGCTTCTGATATTGGTCAGGATCTCCATCCCACTCTTCGTGCGATGGTCCGGTCGCCCCGGCGCCTTTGTCCATTACGTCGCTCTCGCTTATCTTCTGCAAACGTTGCACTCGGACTTCGGTGATCTTCAACGTGATGCGGCTAGCCCATCCGGGCATAAAGCGGGCGGTCAGGGTTTTGTCACACCAGCTGGGTTTGGTTCCATCTGCCAAATACCATATTCCAAGAGGATCAAAAGCTATTTTCATGGTCTTCATGGCTGCATAGTTCATGGCGTTGACTGCGATGCTTTCCCGCACCCAGAGCAAGTCTCCCACGCACCAGCGAGAACGGATGCGATGCCCAATAGTGGGGTCATCGTCTTCGGAACTGGACGCATATTTTAAACATCCGCAACTGCTCCGGTAGCTGCAATCCTCCGCCAGCTTAGGATTAGCCAGGTCAAGCGATGAGAACCGAACGCTGTTCCATATCCAACCATCTACTGTGCTGTTTGCGGCAGTTATAACGCGCCGGGTTTGCGTCTTTCGGTTTTCCAAGATGGCGCGCTCCATTGCGCTGCTAAAAATGATCGGATGAATTTTCATATGCTCACATCAATTTCTTCTGGAGTCACAACCCAGCACTGTTTACCCGATTGCCCTGGGGTCCGCACGCGGTCACCACCGTGGCCAAGCAGCACGGCTACTCGGTGATCATGACCACCAGCAACGAAGACTCACCTCTGGAAACTCCTTATGCTCGGCGCCATCCAACAGCGAGCCAGCGGCTTTCTTACCCACACGACGCATCATGGTCCCGCCACTGGTAGGGCTTTCTTTATCCAGGCGCATCATCTCACCGATAGTTCCGTCACAAACGCGCCCATCGTCCAGGACCGCAATAGCATCATCCGCAAAATCCGATCCATTTTTGTACTCGCCCCATTGCTTGAAGAAGAATGGCACATTTGCGTTCTTGCATTGATCGCGCAGCGACCGCGCCCAGTCCGGGTGCATGGGCCGGGCGTTCGGGCCGCTCTCACCGCCGCAGATCACCCAATCTAACTTGCCATGGTGGCAGGCACACCAAGTTGGGCCGCCGCCGAATGCGTGCAGTCCGCCAAATCTCGCATCTTGATCCAAATCTACCGGACCCAACAGCGGCTCGAAGCTCACAAATCGCACCGCTGCCGGAGTTTCTAGTAACACCGGAATGCGTTCGTCGGCTGCTTTTTGGTTTTCCACGCTCACGCCCATCCAGATGTTCGCAAGCGGGAGTTCTATAATTCCATTATGATTTCCTTTGCTTAAAAATAACATTTCTCTTCCAATATCCTCTGATCTATTATCTGTTGAAATGTCCATATAGGTCCGCATCCGCTCCGGCCGCTTGGTAAGCACTTGAAAATCATGCTGAGGGCACAGCGCCATCACCGCGAAGATCCGGTCGCGCATCTCATCGGTCACGGCCTCGTGAAAGAGATCGCTGACGCTGTTCACGAAGATGCGGCGTCGGCGCTTAGGGCAAGTGCAAAGCGCCCGTTCACCATGCTTGTTGCAGTCAGGGCGATGCACGGTGACATAACCCCATTTCAATGGGTCCAGCAGATGCTTTTCGACCATCTCCACTTTGCCGGTCCAGTGCGGCCGGCCATGCTGCATCACCGCCAGGCCATGGCCCCATTGACCAGGATTACTGAAGCGCGCCGCCATCAGTTCGGCGTAGCAGTTGCGGCATCCTTCACTCACGCGCGAGCAGCCACGTACAGGGTTCCAGGTGCTGTCAGTCCATTCGATTTTGCTGTTCTGTGCCATGAAAGTCCTCCGTGTTTTGGTTGGCCGGCGCGCGATTAAACCGAAAACCACGCTTCGGTCCTTTTTTCTGGATGGTTTTAAACTTGACGCGGTGTAGAAAATCCGCAATCGATAAAGGGAGCACAATGCGCTCATCGGCGGGAGATAACTCTGTTTCTGCAAGTTCCGAAACAGATTTTACCAACAAAATGACTGGCTGCGTCGGATGATTGGTTTTTGCCTGCACGATCAATTGATCGCTGGCTGAATCATGACCATTGGCGTTGTCTGCGATAAGAAGATGGTACCCATTACCCAGCAATTCCAGTGCTTGCTGAGCACTCTCAGCCTTTATGGGGAGGTAGTTGTTCACATAAAGCAAAACAAACAAGTCGCCCAATAGCTGTTCATCGCTGATCGCCAACAAAACTGTTTTTTTGGAACGCATCAATGTTGCTCCTGGGTTGTCCCCGCTTTGGCTTCGTCATACTGTTTCAGTGCCCAGGCGATTGCATAGCAACACCAAACAAACCGAAGTGTGTATTCCCTGAGATCCCATTCCCATGTGTCTACGAACTTAAACTTCTTGCCGCCGATCTCGCAGGAGAAGTCGCGTAGCACATCGCGAGCCATGTTTTCTCCGTCGTCTGCGTACCGAAGAACTTCGTTTTTAACGGCAAAACGCAATTCGGCGGCAAAAGCATTTTTCTGCTTAGCGAATTCCTCTTCTCCGGAGTCGTACTCACCTTGGAACTCTTCAATCCACTCGTTGACGTGTTCGTTGACGCGATCTTTAAAGATAGTTTCCGAATACTCCTTTGCGGCGCCGATTGACGAGCCACCATGGCAATCCACGGCTTCCAGTTTCTCGGCCCAGTAGTTCAGATTGATGCGAAGGCTTCCTAAGTTGTCCCGTCGATCAGTCCGAAAGAACTCAAACATGTCACGAAGACGGCTGAAAACAAAGCAGCCCATGTCTCCCGAGTATGCCAAGTATCCTGGCCATGTAACGATGTTGAAATACTGACTGCACGAGTGCTCACCCTTTTGTGCGAAACGCAGGTGCCGGTAAATGCCGTCATCTTTGAGGACTTCCATAGCATGTTTTGAAACGTCCTTTAAAAAAACCTCTTCCGTCATTTCCCCCACAAAATTCCTCTTTCTCAGGAACCATAGCGCCTATTCAGCGACGGTGCCTAATCAATAATCTCTGTTGACATGGTCTTCGTCGGCCGTTTTTCCTGGTAACAAAGTCCGCTCTGCAATCTCAGGCATGGAGATCACTTTGATCTCGCGACGCTCATTGCGTGAAACTACTTCGCGCACTGCTTCTTCTGTGGTTGGATTCATCGAGTAGACCGCGCCGGGGTTGATAAGGCGGGTGCGTCCAGGTATGGCTTCCTTCTCGATTACCGTGCCAACCGGCATCAGCGACACGTCGCCCCACTGCGGGGATTTCAACGTTTCCTGTCGTGCAGGGATCTCCGGAACGTCCACCTGAAACATTGCTTTGTCGCCGTAGTATTGCGTCGTGACGAATCCAGCCTCGTGGCCGTGACCGAAAAGTTCGATCATTGCCCATCCCTCAAACTTTGCATTTTGTCCTTCCATTTGTTCCTCTCTTTCAGCAGGCACCACAGCACCTATTCAGCGCCGGTGCTTAGTTTTTCTTGGCTCTGCATCAGCAATGGCGTTTCTTGAGTCAAGTTCATCTCGGGGTTAGCGCAGTCGTCGTGAACGATGTAGCTGCCCACGATATGCCATTTATGGTGGCGCTTGATGGGGCGAGAGCAAGAAAAGCAGAGCTTGCACTTGCTCTCAAAAGGCCGATGACAGGTTGGGCATTCGTGCATTGGACTCGCTTTCTAGTGAGAAGTTTTGCAGTTGCAATTCAACCTTGTGGGCGGCGTGTTCGGGTTCTGCGCGACGCGGTAGCGCACATCGGCATCGTCATCGCCGTCCAGCTTCTCCAGCGCCGCGGGCGGAGTGTTAGGGTTCCCCGCGGTGGCCCAGCGCACATCGGCATCGTCATCGCCGGCCAGCTTCTCCAGCGCCGCGGGCGACGTGTTGGGGTTCTGCGCGGCGGCCCAGCGCACACCGGCATGGTCATCTCCGTCCAGCTTCTCCAGCGCCGTGGGCGGCGTGTTCGGGTTCTGCGCGACGCGGTAGCGCACATCGGCATCGTCATCGCCGTCCAGCTTCTCCAGCGCCGCGGGCGGAGTGTTAGGGTTCCCCGCGGTGGCCCAGCGCACATCGGCAT